ATGTGCCCCTGAAGAGTGGTAATACCGAGTTGTTTGATAGAGACGTATTAGAATTAGATGAGGGGATGTAGATGAGTAGAATAAAGCAATTTTCCGTAGACAAGGCATTGGACACAATAGATTACTCATTCCCTAACTACACTCCTAGCGAAGACTCACTAGAGTTCTTCAACTTAATGAGGTTAGTTCAAGGAGCAGATTTTGAATTCCGCACTCCCTTAAGTCACTACCTAATTGTTGACGCACTGTTCGGGCATTTGAAGGTAAAAGATCTGCCATACAGCCAAGAAGTAAAAGATAGCATAACGCTGAATATAAAGCGTATAGCGGTTATGGCCTCAAGGGGTCTCGCAAAGTCTACTGTGGTAACTACGTTTATGCCAGTATACTTAGCTATTAAAGGAAAACTACCTAATTATGGTAAGGTTTATTTTATGCTAGGAATTGCCGCATCTGCCCAAGGAGGGGGACGAGTAATGTGTAAAGCAATACAATCACTCTGTCAAGACAGCCTATTCTGTAATAACTATTTTGAAACAATGCGATTTACAGAGACGGAATCCGAAATGACTAGGAAGGGTAAGGGCGACTTAAATAGTAGAACGTTCCTCTTTAGATCTATGGGGTTTAGTGGGGGTATACGGGGTACTAGAAGTAATGTAGGAGCAAATAGACCGGATATTGTGGCATTTGATGATACGATATTAAATACTGCTGCGGCCTACTCAAAAACTCAAATGGACACCCTCAGTACGATTATGTCCTCTGATGCAGAGAACTCCTTAAAAGGTGGCGGCAATGGCAGAATCTGGGTAGTAGCTACTCCTTTTAATGCTGGTGACCCTAACTATAAGCTTATAACAAGTGGGGCCTACACCCCTATTGTACTGCCTATGTGCGAAAAAATAAAAGAGTCATATAAAGCAAAAGATATAGTTTCTGCTTGGGGAGACATGCACCCAGCGCAGGCAATACTGGACCAGTACCGACAAGCCAGGGCTGCCAACAGTATGCAGTCATTCATGCAAGAGCGAATGCTAAGGGTTAGTTCAGAAGAAGATAGGATGATTCCCGACTATATGATTAAGTGGTATGACAGCAGGGGAACAATAATAGCTAACATAGGTAATTTCAATTTACTGGTCACTACCGACTTCACGGCTAGTAATAGTTTGGAGGGCGACTTCAGTGGAATTGCGCTGTGGGCTATTAACCAGATAGATGAAAAGTACCTGTTAGATATATGGCTAGAGAAAGCTACCATACAGGGCCAGTTCGATGCGTTGTTCAAGATGCTAGAGAAGTGGGGTAAGTGGACAAAGGGCAAGACGATAGATGTTGGGGTGGAGATAGATGGTCAACAACAGACAAATATATTTGCGTTAGATAAGATGAAGATAGAGAAGAATGTGTGGTTCAACTATGCCAGACAGAAGGGTAGAGGAGTCGGGCAGACGGGGATCAGGAGTCGAGCAGCGAGCGGGGCTAAGTTAGATAGATTCAGGGCTATGCTACCAGAGTTCGAGATGGGTAGGATAAAGTTCCCGAGCGATCTGAAAGAAACTCCTGCAATGGAAGAGCTTATGGAAGAGATAAAGAAAGCTTCCCACGGTGGGTTAAATGCACTGCACGATGACGGGATAGATTTGATTAGCCAGGTTGGGTTGATAGATTATTTCACGCCCACTGGAGAGGAGAATCCACAACCAATAGATAGGGTAGACGGTAAAGATAGTCCGATGTGGGAAGGTTTCCAGGATGAAGATGAGGGTGAAAAGAGTCCGTTTATCTTCTAGAGTTGGACTTTAATAGAAATTATGGTATAATAGCGTAAAAGATGAGGGGGTCCTATGACTGCACAAGAAGTAATTGATCTAGCTAAGAACGGTGAGTTAAAACAGCTAGCTATAAAGGATGATATTAATGCGGTTGTAGGATTCATCAACTTAGGGTTGATAGAGTTATATAAACGATTCCCCATAGATACAAAAGAGGTTATAATAACACTGGTTAATGGGGTTGGTGAATATACACTGCCTACAGACTTCATGTGGATTGTTTCTGCTTATGGAGAAATACCACTAAGTGCTACAGAAATAGTTCTAAATGAACTACCAATAAATGACGAGACTAGTCAATTTAGTGTTAATACAGTGTCATGGAATAAAGTACAAATACCCGCTGGAATTGCCGGTGAGTATGTATCATTGATATACACAGCCCAACCGGTAAAGGTTACTGCTGCAACACTGAACAATCCACTACCAATCCCAGAACAAATGATAGAAGCTATGTTAAACTATATGGGGTATAGAGGTCACGGTTCCGTTGATGGTAAGATAAACACAGAAAGTAACACACACTACCAACGATTCGAAGCTAGTGTGGCACGAATAAAGCAAGACGGTATGTTCACAGAAGAAAGTCTGAGTATGATAAACCGCATAATAGATAAAGGATTTGTCTAATGGGAAGAGGTACAACGCTACAGGGGAATACCGCCACAGCTATTAATAGGGCTATAGGTAGTAAGTATGATAAAGTAATAATAGTTGCTAACGATATAGTTAATGTGGATAAGGTTGCTAACAGCATAGCTAGTGTGGACGCTGTTGGAAGCATTCACGCTGAAATAGTCAGTTTAGTTGCGGATAAGATAACGCTAGACAGTTTGTATGCTGACAAAGCTACACTGGATGGGATATACGCGAGTAAAGCAGCGATAGACGCACTAGCGGCTGATCAGGCAGCAATAGATAGTGTGTTTGCGGATAAGATTAAACTGGATAGCCTGTATGCAGATAAAGCGACATTAGATAGCCTGTTCGCTGATAAGACTACGCTGGATGGACTATTTGCGGATAAAGCAGCACTAGATAGCCTATATGCAGATAAGGCTAAGTTAGATAGTTTGTATGCGGATAAAACAACTATAGATGGTGTGTACGCTAAACTAACGGAATTGTCAGCCATCGCAGTGGATATAGCCAAAGGAAAAGGTACAAATACAGCAACAGATAGTGCTATACTAAATGCACTAGATAACGCAAATATAGCTATAACTAAAGCAGGAGAAGCTAGTACAAGTGCAGGTAACGCTAGTACGAGTGAAGCAAACGCACTAGCTAGTCTAAATGAGTTTAAAGGTCAATACTATGGTTCATTAACAACTGCTCCTACACTAGACCCACTAGGTAATCCTATAACATCAGGAGATATGTACTTTGATAGTACACTAAATGAGATGAGAGTATATGATGGTGGTGTATGGAAGAGTGCTGGTTCTACAGTTAATGGTACAAGCCAAAGACAATCATTTACAGCAACAGCAGGACAAACTACATTTACAATAACAGGTGGATATGATGCAGGTTTTGCAGATGTATATCTCAATGGTACTAAGTTACAGAATGGTGTAGATGTAGATGTAACTAGTGGTACAGATGTGGTTCTAACTACTGGTGCTAATGCTGGAGATATAGTGGATGTAGTAGCTTATGGAGCATTTGATATAGCTAATACATATACTAAGGCTGAAGTAGATAATAAAGATGCTTTAAAACTAGATAGTTCAGCATATACAGCTACTGATGTACTTGCTAAGGTAAAGACTGTTGACGGTGTAGGTAGTGGATTAGATGCTGATACAGTTGATGGAAAACATTCTAATCAATTAGGAGCTCCTGTTAGCACCGTTTTACCCTTTGCAACTTCAACTGTTCCAACTGGCTTCTTAGAATGTAACGGCAGCGTAATATCTCGAACTACTTATTCAGCTTTATTCGCAGTAATAGGTACAACTTACGGTGTAGGTAATGGAAGCACGACTTTTAATATTCCCGATTTACGAGGTGAGTTTATTCGCGGGTTTGATAACGGAAGAGGCGCAGATATTGGTCGTAGTATTGGTACATCACAAGGTGATGCAATTAGAAATATTGTTGGTGTAGTTAAATTATCTAATCCGAATCAATCCGGTACTGGCGTATTTAGTAGTGCACTCACAAGCGGAGCTGATGCTAATAGTTGGGGCGCATCTTTATCGCCTTCTGTAACCTTTGATGCGAGTACAGTTGTTCCTACAGCAGCAGATAATAGACCAAGAAACATAGCAATGATGTACTGCATTAAATACTAAGGAGAAGATATGAAAGTTTACAATTATGACATAGATACAAAAGAATATACCTCAACAACACAAGCAACAGAAAATCCTTTAGAAAAAGGAAAGTATCTTATACCTGCAAATGCAATAACTATTGCAATTAGTGTAGATAAAGTAGGTTTTACACAGATATTTAATGAAGCTAAAAATACTTGGAGTTATGTTGAAGATAATCGTGGTAAAACAATTTATGATACTACAACAAAACAAGAGAGTATAATTGATTATTTAGGCACTATTAAAAGTGGATATACTGAACTTATACCAAAAGTTAATGACAAATGGAGCGGTACAAAATGGGTGTTTGATATTATATCTGCATCAAAAGTAAAACTACAAGAGCTAGAAGCAGCCTATAACAATGCAAATGAATTAGATATAGCTTATATGGCTACAACATTTCAAGCAGATAAAAAGAGTCAAGCCTTAATAGTATCTGTATTGAGTGCTGGTAGTGTACCTACTGGGTTCTATTGGGTAGATAGTCTAAACAACAAGGTAACTATGACATATGCAGACTTGCAAGGGTTAAGTGGTACAATACTAGCTAGAGGACAAAGTAACTTTGATAAGCTACAGAGTTTAAAAGCACAAATTAAATCAGCTACTACACAAGCTGAATTAGATAGTATAGTTTGGTAAAGGATAATAAATGGGTATAATAAGAGATACGATTGAGAACCAGAGAGGATTACCGGCAAAGGGGTTTAAGAACTTGCTAATTAATGGTGGGTTTGATGTGTGGCAAAGAGGAACAAATATTGCTGGAGGTAATACCACTTATACTGCTGATAGGTGGCAATCTTCTTCAGTAAGTACAAATTATATTATAACTAAAGGAACAAACCTTGCACAAATAAAAAGACCTGATAATGTAACTGAAGAATTTGCAGTTGCATTTTATAACCAATTGGAAACTGTAGATAGTTTACCTCTGGCTGGTAAAAAAGTAACTTTTTCAGGCAGACTCACTAAATCTACAGGTTTTTCTTGTGCCAGTATTACTGTACGAATAGTGTCAGGTACAGGGATAGATGAAGGTGCTCTTGGATGGAGTGGCTGGACAGGACAGTCAACCATAGCCAACATAATCATACCTGCAGCAGATATAGATGGAAGAAAGTTCAATATAACAGGAACAGTTCCAACTAATTCGAGTCAAGTAGCAGTAATGATTTCAACATCTAGCTTTATAGGAACAGCATTAAATGATAGTGTTAATTTAGTAGAAATGCAGCTAGAAGAAGGCTCAGTAGCTACACCATTTGAGCAAAGACCTTATGGGTTGGAGTTGAGTTTATGTCAGAGGTACTTTAATAGATTAGTATCAGTTGCAGGGTCAGGAGGGTCTGGGGATAGAGTATTAACAGGAGTAGCAAAAACCACTACTGATAGTAGATTTCATTACCTTTTTCCTGTAACAATGAGAACTTTACCTACTTTTATAGCATCATCATTAGGAGAAGTTCTACAAGAGGATATATCTTGGACTGCGGTCAGCACATTAACTTCAGGCGCAGTCACTAATTATAATATAAACTTAATAGCCACTTACTCAGCAAACACAGCAACAACTGGAGATGTATCGTATTTAGCTACTTCTGTATCTACTTTAGATATAGCTTTTGATGCAGAATTATAGGAGATAAGAAATGATTAACACAGTAAAAATACAAGAAAATGGATGGCTGGTAAATGGTTCAATGTCAGTATCTAATGATAAAGGTAACAGACACTATCAAGAGGTACAAGATTGGATAGCTAATGGCGGAATAGTAGAACCAGAGTTTACAGATGCTGAAGTAGCAACACAACAAGCACAAGCCATAACAAATGCAATATCACAACACTTAGACAAACAAGCACAAGTACTACGATACGACAATATGATGAGTGCTAGAAGTTATGCAGGATATGTTAATCCATTCCAAGCAGAAGCTACTAAGTTAGCTGATTGGGCAAGTGATTGTTGGGTTAAAGCTGGACAGATAGAAGCAGATGTTCAAGCAGGTACTATACCAATGCCAACAGTAGATGAAGCAATAGCAATGTTGCCTGTATATGGAGCATAGATGTTTACAATAGTTAAATACTTATTTATGTTTATATTCCAACTATTTATTACAGTAGTTGGGATAGTACTCATACCATTGTTTATGCTTAGAACAGAAGAGTTTGAACCTGAACACAAAGAGAGTATGCCAAATAGAAGATTTAAAGATAAATGGTTCGATAGTATCTTTGGAAACAGAGAAGATGGAATTGACGGTGATGGACCGTACAAAGCTAAGTATAAAGGTATTAGGAAAAAATATGGCATTAACTAAGTACCACTACACTTACTGCGTGACGGAGATAGCCACGAATCGTATGTACATAGGAGCTCGAAGTTCAAAAGTACAGCCAATTGACGATATAGGTGTGAAATATTTTACGTCATCATTTGATAAGGACTTTAGGCATAACTTTAAAAGCAAGCCTGAACTATACAAGTGTGAAATTCTAGGTGTGTATGCTAACAGAAAAGACGCTATACTGAATGAGATAAAACTACACAACAAAAACTGTGTAGCTACAAACACTAACTTTATAAACCGCGTTAAACAGACATCAGTTGGGTATGATTCAACAGGGACAATCAGCGTGCGGTCTGAAAACGAGAGTTGCTATAAGAAGATACCTACATCTGAATATGACCCAAGTATACATACACTACCATGGGGATGTCAGACAGGTAAGCACAATAGCGGTGCCTTAAAAATTAACATATATAATAATAAGGATGAGTTAGTAGAGAAATGTCATGGGAATCTAGTGAAGGTATGTAAGAAAAATGAATTCCCGTTTAGGGCTTTGTATGAAAGTTTAGAACAACATAAACGTATATTAGGAAATCGAAGTAAATCCAGAGGGTTTACAAACTGGTGTGCAGTTATTGAAGGGGAGCAACTACCAGCAATTAGAAAACCACGGTATACTATAATTAATGAAAAGGGTGAAGAAGTAGCAAAAATAATAAATTTGCATGAGTATGCGCGTACTCTTGGGGTCAACTCCTCAATGTTTTTTCACAGCTTAGAACGAGGAAGAAAGATAGCAGGGCAGTCGCAGAATACGTTAAAATTTAAAGGATGGAGGGTAATACGCAATGTGGAATAAATTACAACATAATACAATGAGAAGGTTCTGGATATTTATTATGAGCTACAACTGAACTGCATTAAGAAACGGTATCCACAACCTAGCGTTAAAGATGGGTGTTGATGAAGAACTAGTTGACTACAAGTGGACTGGCTATAGATTAACTGAAGACAGAATAGGTAGAGAAGGATTTGTACACAGTACAGCTATAGGTAAATCAGGTAAGAAATACGAGATGGTTAGATGGTGTAAATTGTGGACAAAGAATAGAGGAATTGAATTCAATTTCGGATACAAGAACTTCAATGTGCAGCCGAATGATCTACCGAAGGTATATAGATACAGTTTCACAGTCAGCATTAATCCAATTAAGAAATTCGAACCAGCCAGATGAAGTATCCGATACTAGAACCGCACAGTGGCGGGTACTACACAGTTTATGAAGATTACAGGACAAAAGGGTATAAGGTACCAAAGGGGTTCAAGACCGATGGGCTAACACTGAAGATTAGAGCGCTAAGGTGGGTGGTAGATAAATACCAACCAAAGTTCGCACCGTTCTTCGTGGTTCACGATTACCTATGCGGGATGGATAGGTACAGAGAAGCAGATAGAGTCGGGGAAGAGATACTGTTCGAGATAGAATACAGTAACAGAACTAGATTGATGATGTGGCTAATTAAGAAGTACCACAAAATAGAATATGGAGTTGAACAATGAAATGGAATGACGTAGCCAAGATGATAGGATCAGCAGCACCGATAGTAGGTGGGTTGATAGGTGGAGTTATAAATGTATAGTAATTTGACACAAGAAAGACTTAAGGGGCTATTCACATATAACCCATCTACTGGGGTATTTGTGCGTAATTTCACTAAGGGTGGAAAGATAAAAGGCTCTATTGCGGGATGCATTGATAAGACTACAGGTTATATTAGAATTAGAGTAGACGGTAAGAAGTACTCAGGACACAAGCTAGCTTGGTTGTATGTTTATGGAGCATTACCTATTAAACCATACCAAATTGATCATATAGATAGAGATAGAACTAATAACAGTATAACTAACTTAAGGGTTGTAACACAATCTGAAAACATGCAAAATATGGGAATTCAGAAGAATAATACCTCAGGGGTCTGTGGGGTGCACTTTAGAAGTGACATACATCGTTGGAGAGCAAGGATACTTATTGATGGTAAAAATACGCACTTAGGTAATTTTATAAAGTTTTCAGATGCTGTTAATGCTAGAAAAAACGCTGAAGTACTATATAACTATAATAAAGGATTTTAAAATGAATTGGAAGGATGTTGGAAAAGTTATTGGAAGCGCTGCTCCTATTATTGGAGGACTGCTTGGAGGTGCTCCGGGGGCGGGAATAGGTAGTGTGATAAGTGGATTGCTAGGGGTTGAAGATAACCCAGATGCTGTGGTTAGTGCGTTGAAGGCAGACCCACAAGCACTAGTTAAACTAAAAGAGTTCGAGATGACACACGCAGAAAGGCTGCAGGAACTACAGTTGGATGAAGTTAAAGCTCAACTGGCTGATGTACAGAACGCTAGGGGTAGACAGAATGCTCACGAGGAAGCTACAGGGAAAACAGATTATAATCTGTATATACTAGCTTGGACAATTGTGGTAGGGTTCTTCGGATTGATTGGGATAATGATGTATGTAGCTATACCAGCAGCTAGTAATAATATAATCTATATGTTGTTCGGTACATTAGGTGCAGGATTTGGTAGTGTTATGCAATACTTCTTTGGAAGTAGTAAGGGCAGTAAAGATAAGACAATACTGATGAATAATATGAAAAAAGTAAGTAGTATACCTCCTGCTACAGAAGGGAAGTACTAAATGCCAGCTAAACACTTAAATGATGTACAAAATTTTGACGGTATATTTGTAATATTATTAGGGGTTTGGGGCGCCATTATGAATTATGTAAAAAGAAAAGATAAGAGTTATAGTTTTTTTAAAAAAGCTGGTTTCTTTACATTGGACATACTAACAAGTGGAGGAATAGCGATTGTTACTTTCTTGGTGGTCCTGGGTTACACAGATAACGAAATAATAAGCGTGGGTGTAAGTGGTGTATTTGCACATATGGGAACTAGAGCATTTTACATATTTGAACAAGTGATAACACAAAAACTAGGGGTAAAATTATGAATTTAGAAAATGGTGAATTGAAGGACGCAGGAAAATTGACAGCTAAGGGTAATATGGAAATATTAAAATGGTTAGTCAAGGATTGGAATTTAGGGCCCAAAGTAGCTTACGATAACAATCAGGGCAATAACGTGTTCTGGAGTGGGCTGTCTAAGGTGTGGGGAATATCTGTCAAAGAGGCTAGAAGAAGAAGTTGTGCTAGTTGTGAGTACGGCAATATCAGCCCAGAGTATTTGAAAGCAATGGAACACGTACCATATAACAGATTCGATAAAGACGGTGGTATGAGAGTATGGTGTGATAAGTTCGACTTTATATGCCACGCGACGAGGGTTTGTATGGCATGGGAACATGATTAATGGCTTTTAAAGAAGCATTAGATAGCTTAATAGGTCACGAAGGTGGTTACGTTAATGACCCTGCCGATAAAGGCGGGGAGACCTACCGTGGTATAGCTAGACACTACAACCCCAACTGGGAAGGTTGGAGTATAGTTGATAGATTGAAAGATAAGTATCCAATAAACTTCACTAAAGAAATGGACAATAACAAGGTGCTAGCAAAATTAGTTGAGGATTACTACCGAACTAACTACTGGGATAGATTCGGTGGCGATAAGCTACCCCAATTAGTTGCTGAAGAGTTACTAGAACAGAGTGTTAATCTAGGTACTTGGAAGACAGCTGGAATAAACTTGCAGAAGGCACTGAACTTGCTGAACAGGAATGGTAAGTTATTTAAAGAGCTTTTAGTAGATGGTCTTGTTGGATCTACTACATTAAAAGCTGTAAAATTAGTAAAACCAACTAGACTGATTAAAGTGCTGAATGGGTTGCAGTTTATGAGGTACTATGAATTAGATACAAAGAATCCGAGTAATGAACGATTTGCCGGATGGTTCGATAGGGTTTGAAAAATAGAATAATTATGGTATAATAGTGCAAAGTAATAGGGATTAATATGGAAAACGAACCACACAAGATAAATAAAGACTTACTGTTA